CAAACTAAAAAAAGTTGGGCTGAAGAACATTTAATAATAGATGTCGAAGGTCTTAGTAAGAAACAAAAGGATGAACTTAGAGATAGAATCATGGAAAAGGTAGCTAATAAATTTGATAAGAAAGGGAATGTTCGTGGCAAAAGTTAAACAACATCTACAACAAGAATGCGAAGACTTTATGCATGAAGTTGAAGAATCAATTAAGAAAGGTGAACTTACACATACAGAGGCCTTTGCTTATGTATGGGAAAATCCTAAACATAAGGACTTGTCGTGGGATTTATGTGGGTTTGATTCAGATAATTGGGAAGTATTGAAGAGTGATATTCTATCATGGATAGAAAGTATAGAAGTTCCTTGGTGGAATAAAATAAAGGATGTGAGGTTTTAATGAGATTTTTAGTAAAAGTAGAATGTAAATATACCAAAGATTGGTATGTAGACGCAGAGACAGAAGAAGAAGCTAAAGAAAAATATTTATTAGATGGATTGACTTCTAATTTATATGAAAGTGAAACAGATAGAAAAATAATAAAAGTAGATGAGGTTTGGGATAAAGCTAATGATGTTAGATGATAAAACTATATTAATAATTTGTGGTATTATAGCACTTTTTGTATTCTTTTATGTTTTATTTACGGCTGAGGATAAAGATGATAATGATGATTCAAGTTCTTGGTAATTTAGTATGTAGGGGTGGGGAAGGGAATTAGATGTTAACACATATATCAGATTTGTCAAATGGATTATAGATATCAATTAGAAATAGTAAAAGAATTAGATGTTCAGGGTAAACTTAGAACTGATTGTCCCTTTTGTATGAATAGAAAAACATTTGAAGTCACGAATCAAGACGGAGTGTTACTGTGGAATTGCTTTCATGCTAGTTGTGATGCAAAGGGTGGCAGTGGTGATAAATATTCAAAAGAAGATATTGAAAATTTCATATCGCAAGAAAAACAATTACATAATCATAAGTTTATTATGCCAAAAACTTTTGTTAATTTTGCAGTTCATCCCAAAGCTAGGGCATATTTAAATACATATGGAATCGAGAATACAAGTGCTAGAGTTATGTATGATGTAAAACAAGAAAGAGTTGTATTCTTAATTGAAAATAACGGTGAAGTTGTTAGTGCCACGGGTCGAGCATACGGACATTTTCAGCCTAAGTGGTTTAAGTATAGTAAATCAGATGTTCCTTTTACTACAGGCAATAATAGAGAGATAGCAATTATAACTGAGGATTGTGTGAGTGCTTGTTGCGTGGAGGTAAAATGTGGATTCACAGGCATAGCATTAATGGGAACAAGCCTACAAGAAAGTTTTATTGAACACGTATCAAACAGTGCTAGTAATGTTGTGATATGTTTAGATAGAGACGCAACGGATAAATGTTTTAATATTAAAAAAAAGTTAGAATCAAAAGTAAATTGTTTTATATGGATGCTAGATGAGGACTTAAAATACTTTGAGGATTCTAAAATGAAAGAATGGAAAGGAAAAATATGCAAGATGATTTCATAATTATGTGTGCAGTTGGCTTTATAGTTATTGCTTTTATAAGTTATATTTTTGTATTCGGTGGCTTATAATGGGTAGTGTTTTAAAAAAGAAAAGACACAAGGGCCGTAGAAAAATGGGCAGTAAAAAACGTAGAGCAATGCGTAAACGCAGAAGGAGATAGCATGGGTGTCAGAGGAGGCCGAGTTAGAAAAGACAGTTACAAAGGATATGATGCTAGGGATTTTGTAAACATAAAAAAATATGATACAAATAAAATGTTATATTTGTTTGTTCCTAATTATGTGAGACAAACTTTAAAAAAGAAGTTAGACAAATATCAATTAGAAAACTTAGACACGTATAACACGGCAACATTTATTAAGAAACAAATAGAAAAACTATTTATAGAACTAGAAAGGAAAAGAATAGATGAGTGGTTTAGAACACACAAGAAGCACTACTAATAAATTTTTTGAGAAAGTAGAGGGTGAATACATCCTAGATTTACAAGGGATAGAGACGCATTGTATAGTCAATTCTGATAGGTATGATGATATATATAAGAAGCCTACTATTTCTTATCATTTTACATTTGAGAATTATAAACTAAAACAATTAGGAGATTCGGATGAACATACTTTCGAGCCACCTGAATTTACAAATGGTGTAAGGATTGCTAATTTTAAAAGAAAGCCTGAATACAGATTACCCTTTAGTGAGACAGGATTTAAGTCTCATTTTTCAGGTTTTATAGACATGAGTAGCACGAACTTTATTAATGCTGATGATGTGGTTGTAGAGATTAGTAAATGGCTAATGGAAAATGATGCAGGGGTAAAAAGAAAGAAATATTTCTGCACGAAAAGATTTGCAGATGTTCCTATTGTTAGTATAATAAAAAAGTTATGAGATTTGTTTTAATATTATTATTATTTCTTACAGGATGTAGTTATAAATTTAAAACCAATGATGACAAAAAAAATAATTTAGTAGCCAAGAATCATCCAGTTGTAGACAATAGAGAAATAACAGTTGAAGAACTTGAAGACTTGCCTAGATTAGAGCAAATTAAATTAGAAATGCAAGAAAGGTTAGCAAAGATAAAAAATGAATAGATATTATATACAAAGATTAAGTGCCGAGACATGTGAGGATGTATTAAAAAAATACAATCCTGATAATAAACAAGATGTAGTCATAGTAAGGATGTATGATGAACCTTTTGATTTAAAAGTTAAAATTAGAGAAGCAATGTCTGAAAGTGAGTTTGAAACTTTTAAAAAGCTAGTGAATGGTAGTGGTGAGTTTAGAGATATCATAGATATTATTATGAAGAAAAAAGAGCAAGAGACTCAAGAAATCATAATCTACAAACACGATAAAGATTTAGATTCTATATCTACAGAATACTTAGCTGATTTTTATGACAAACAATACGGCTCTCGTATGGGATTCAATCAACTAAGTGGTGATAAAGATATTATTTTTGGATTAGATAAAGTAAAAGAACCAAACGAAAAGACCGTAGATTACATTTTAAATCTTACACACAAGCAAAAGAAAGCAGAAGAACTTACAAAAAAAAGTTTTGCCCTGGTCAATAACCCTGATAAATATGACTTTTCTGAGATAAAAACCTTTGTTCAAAATATTGGTGGAGTGCAAAAAGAGTATGAAAGCAAAATGGACAGGATTAATCTTGACCCACTAGAACTGATAGAGAATGAGGAAAAGTATGGCAATGTAAAATTTAATATAAAAAGATTACAAGATGCTACACACGGAGTCGGTGGTGGTAATTTTGTAGTTGTTTTCGCTAGGCCAGAAGCGGGAAAGTCAGCCTTTTGGATTAGTTTAGTAGCTAATAGAAATGGTTTTGCAGAGCAAGGCAAGAAGTGTCATGCATTTATTAATGAAGAACCCGCAAAGAAAACTTATGTGAGATTAATATCTTGTTGGACAGGAATAGTAAGAGACTTAATTAAAGAGAGAATAGATGAAGTTAGGAAAGAATGGAATCTAATTAAAGATAATGTTTTTGTTTATGATTCTGTGGATGTCAGTATGGATGATTTAAATAATTATTGTGAAGAGAACGAAGTAGATATTATTATTATTGACCAACTAGATAAAATAAATATTCGTGGTAGCTACAACGCACAACATGAAAAGTTAAAAGAAATATATAAACAGGCAAGAGAGTTAGCAAAAAGAAATAATGTTTTAGTAATAGGAATCAGTCAGGCAAGTGCTGAAGCACACAACCAACAAAGAGTAGATTTTAATTGGTTAGATAATTCTAAAACAGGAAAAGCGGGAGAGGCAGATTTAATTATTGGCATTGGTAAACCTAGAGATTCTGATAAAGATTATGATAGGTGGTTATACTTATCTAAAAATAAATTAACAGGAGAACACATTGACATTGAGTGTTCACTAAATCACACACTATCGAGGTACGAATGATAACAACACTAGACGTAGAAACCACATATCAAGAGGGAGACCCTAGTCCCTACAATGATAAAAATAAATTAGTATCTGTCGGTATTAATCAAGAATATTATTTTTTTAATCACAAAGATAATCCTAACGGACATGATAACTTTGATAAGATACAAAAGATTTTAGATGAATCTACTTTAGTCATTGGACACAATTTAAAGTTTGATTTGAGTTGGATGTATTGGGAGGGGTGGAAATATAATGGTGATATTTATGATACTATGCTTGGTGAATACATAATTAGAAGAGGCCAAAAGGTAGATGAACACAACAAATTAATATCTCTATCATTAAAAGAATCTTGTAAAAGAAGGGGCTTGGGTGTTAAGTCAGATATATTTAAAGCATATACAGATGACGGCTTTGGTATTGATGAGATACCTATGGAAAAATTAGAAGAGTATGGTCGTGTGGATGTAGATATAACTTATAAATTATACCAATCACAGATACAAGATTATCAAAGACCACATAATAAAAAATTAATACCTACTAGAAATATGTCGAATCAATTTTTAAGAGTTATTATTGAAATGGAAATGAATGGTAATTGTATAAATGTAGATAATCTTTCAGACATAGAAAAACATTTAACTGAGGAACACTACAAACTCAAAACAGATATAACCAAAACTATCGAAGATGTTATGGGTGATACTAAAATAAACATTTCTTCCGGAGAGGATTTATCAAAAGTTATTTATTCTAGAAAGGTTCAGGACAAAGATATATGGGGTAAGTTATTTAATATTGGGATAGATAAATATTCAGGGAGAGCAAAGAAGAAACCTTACATGACAGACCCACAGTTTAGGGGAATCATAGATAAGTATACAGATTATGTTTATAAAACTATAGCTAATGATTGTCCTAAATGTCAGGGTGTAGGATTAGTTAGACTAATTAAAGTTGACGGAACGCCTTACAAATCTATGAACAAATGTAAAAATTGTAATGGCCAAGGTAAATTATATGTAGAAACAGACGCAGTAGCAGGATTTAAATATAAACCATACTCTTATAAAGATACTTGTGACGGTGGATTCAAGACAGATAAATTTACTTTAGATAGGATTAGCACTTTTGGTCGTGGTAAAATTAAAGAGTTTGTAGATTCTCTAATGAAATTTAGTGCTAATGAAAAATTATTAAATACTTTTGTTACTGCATTAAAAGATAATGTAAGACCTAGTGGAATACTTCATCCTTCTTTTCATCAAGTTAGAACTGCCACGGGAAGACTATCTAGTTCAGACCCTAATTTCCAAAACTTACCAAGAGACGGAGGTATAAAAAAAGTTATTGTTTCTAGATTCCAAGACGGAAAAATATTTGAAGTAGACTTTGCACAATTAGAATTTAGGACTGCAGTATTTTTAGCACAAGATAAACAGGGCATGGAAGATATAGCAAATGGCGTTGATGTTCATCAATACACTGCAGATATTATTGGATGCTCAAGACAAGAAGCTAAAGCCCACACATTTAAACCCTTGTATGGCGGAGTCATGGGTAATGAAAATGAGAAAAGATATTATAAAAAGTTTTTAGAAAAGTATAAAGACATAGCTTTGTGGCATCAAGGTTTAGAGCAAAAGGCTATCAAGTATAAATTAATATCTATTCCAAGTGGTAGAGAATATCATTTTCCAAATGTATACAGAACTAAATGGGGTGGTTGTAGTCATTCAACTACTGTAAAAAATTATCCTGTTCAGGGTTTTGCTACTGCCGATATAGTCCCCATAGCTTGTATAAATGTTTGGTCTTTAATGAAAGAAAGAAATGTAAAAAGTTTAATTATCAATACTGTTCACGATTCTGTGGTGATAGATGTATATCCTGGAGAAGAAGACACTATTGAATCTATAATTAAAACAGGGTGCAGTAGAGTAAAAGATTCTTTATTGCAATTATATGACTGTGATTTTAATGTGCCACTAGATATTGAGATTAAGAAAGGCCCCAACTGGCTTGACTTAAATGTGGCATAATATACA